GTGATGGAAGCAATAGTGTACTTGCCCGGAACGAGAACACCCGTTCCGTCACCTTCGCCAGCCACGATCACTATGACATCGCCAGCAGCCATGCCGTCAGAATCCGCCACGGTTACTGTGAGTCCGTCCGTTGCATCGACCGAGATCGTTGCACCGGTCATGCCACCTTCGAGCAGAGCTGTAACAGTCTGACGAGGTATCGCGCTTCCGCGACCTGCGTACTTGCCTGTATAGAACCGACCTGCGCCGGATCCGCCACCCGCCTGGAATGTCAGAAGCCCAGTACCGATAACAGTATCGACACCAAGAGCAATCAACACGCCCTTGCTTCCCGGACAGTTAATCTCTACGAACTGGCCACCGCTCTGAGCAGCATAGTCGCGAGCTGCAACACCGGCAAATGCCTTGCTGTTGCTTGTGCTAGGTCTTTCAACCCTGTTAGCTCTGCGACCATCGATGGCTGTCGCTGTGCCATAATCCGTGTTGTAGTTGACGGCCTCGCCCTCGTAGAGTGCGTCCGTACCCTCAAACCACACCCATTTAACGATGCGGTCTGCGCCCTTCTGATGGCTATTTACGCTTGAATCCATTTCTCAATCTCCTTCTAGTGTTCCGTTAGTTTTGAACTGTCTTATTTGTATATGACTGTCTGCTTGCGCGGATCAGTACAGATCATGTTCAGCGAGGCGTCGAGATCGACACGGCGAACAAGATGCTTACCTGCGACCATGTACGGAGCGGAAAGGTTATTAGCCCAGCCAGCCAGCACACCAATAGCAAGAGTTTTCCAGTCCAACATGTAGACGGGATCAGAGCTGTCGCTATCCAGTTTCGGTGCATAGATCACCGGAGAACTCTTGAACATAACCTTGCCGTCTTTGCTGGCAATGTCATTTCCGAGGTTCATGTTCTGGTCCTCAAGTACCTCTTCCAGAGTCCCAATAACATCGTCATTGGTATAGATGCCGTTAGACATTGAACCGAGGTCCGGTACAGCATGAGATACAGGTGAGCGGAATTTCGTCTTTCTGTGAGCCTTACGCATCTTGCGAATGAGATCGGCCTTTGTTACTGCTATGTACTGAGCAGTCCAGTTAGCAAAGCGAGAGTAATCGCCTGTGCTGATCCCGGCTCTACCATCCGAGAAGCCAGAAGGGTTGCCGCCGTTGAAACCTTCGGTAGCACTCTTTGTGACCCAGTACTGCAGACCAAACGGAGTCTTAGTATCGCTGGAGTCTGTAGGCTTGCCCCAGAGCAGCTCTTCAAGCAGCTCGTAGAAACTTATCTGCATCGCGACGTAACGTGTCTTGATGAGGTCTACGATCTGTGTACCGCCACGCTGAAACGCTTTCTCGCGCTGGTCGTAGAGGTAATGAGCGTTGACATGACGAACAGGCACTTCACCCTTCTTCATCGTGTCGTTGATGCTCGAGCCGTCAGTCTCGAAAAGACCAACAGTACGCGCCGAATGGTTGTGATCCATCTGGACTTCAAACTCCCAGTTCTCACCACCGGCAAATGCTTTTCTACGCGCCTTCCACATTTCGCGAACAGCGATGTGGTCGGTAAGGTCCGTCTGCATATCGACGAACGCGCCCCTCTTTATCAGCTTATTCTGCGTAAGCAGAACAGCATCATCTATTTCACTAAACTGCAGTCCCATGATACCCTCCTTGCCCTATTGGGCTATTTTTTGTCGAAATATTCTTGATCGATTTCATCAGCAACATTCTCAAAAGCATCCCCCTTGGCAGGTGTAACCGCCCCGGATGGCCTGTTGGTGTGCTTCGCACCCCGCTCGGCAAGCTTTTCAGATTTGACAGTAGAAGCAACTTTCGCAGCAACATCACCCAGAACAACAGCCATGGCTTCCTTAAAAGTCGCGGTCTGGTCAACAGTCTGATCGCTGGCCTTGTAACCAGCGGTAAGAACGTCGAACTTCTGTTTGAGCGACACCAGCTTTTCGGGCTGCGCCTTTAGTGCCTCGGCAAAATCCTTGTCCAGCGACTTGACTTGACTATCAAACCAATTCTCGCCATTAGTAGCTCCGTCGGATTTCAATCCCTTGATGGTATCCTGCAAAGAACCAATTATGTCCTTCATTGACTTAAACCCAGCTACGATCTTCTCGTCGTACTTCTCCGGATCTAACTCGGGGATACCAGCCAGAAGATCCACATCCTCTTCGCCAGCGTCGTCGTCTGAATTTTCCTTTACCTTACCACTCTTGGTTTCGAGCATGGAAACAACTTCCTCAAGGGCTTTCGCATCCTTAAAGGTTCTTGCCGTAGCAATCGTCATACCAGCCTTAACCGCACGTTCTAAATGCTCGTCCTTGACGCTGGATTCCTCGTCAGCACCAGACTTCGCTTTCTTCTTCTCTTCCTCGGACTCATCGCCCTCGGATAAATCTTCTTTGTCGTCCTCTTTCTTCTCGGGGGGAGGATCGTCCTTCTTGACGGGAGGCTTATCGTCGCCGCCCTCTTCGGACTCGGCAGCAGCTCTCTCGGCTTCTTGTTCTTTAGAAACCTCGTCTACAGCACCATCGATCTCGGCTTCGAGGTCGGACGGCACGGATCCCCCTGCAGGCTTTTCCGCAGGTTTTTCTGCAGGAGTTTCTACTGGCGGAGTCTCTTTTTCTTTAGCTTCTTCTGTCATAATCGGTGGTCTCCTTGTGTGGTGTATTCAAATCACTACTAAACATAAGCGGATCTGTCAAGGATTCCTCGAGCTTTTAACGCTTTTCTTCGATGCTTCATATCTCGATAAATAGGGTTGCCGTCCGGAGAGACTTGAGTAGGAACGCCAGCCTTGTCAAAACACTTGCGCAGATCCCCCGCCTGATCGGCGTGTACCCCAGACGCGATGCACTCCATCGGCCAGCCTGCCGTTGCCGGGACTGACGCGCTTTCGGCTGCGAAACTACGCCTCGCGATCCGACCCTTGACCTTAATTTCCTTGGGAGCTTTACCCATAGGAAAACACTTCTCTATCACAATTCCCGATCTAGTCTCGTAGCAGTATGTCATGTGGTGGTTCTCCCTAACGTGTCGGCTTCGGCTCCCTGTACTTTGGAACCCATCAGTATTCTCGACATAACATCATCTTTGCCGTGCCTCGTTGCGCCTGGTCGGCTTACACGGACGTTCGTTCGCGTCGTGTTCGCTGGCATAGGCTGTGAGTGTTCTCCGGCCTGTACCGGATCCCCCTCGCTCGGCTCTACAAAGCTAACGATGTCGTTCAACTCCGGAATGTTACCAAGCTTACTGACGATCTCAAGAAGCTCCTTGAAGTCAATTCGTCCACCCTGCGCCTCGAGCATAGGCATAAACGGAGCGACGTATGTCTCGAGGGCTTGTCCGATCTTCTGCAGCTTCGTAGAGGGAGACTGATCCTGCATAGAGTAAACATCGATCTTGAAATTGTAGTCAATGAAGTCACCCTCGCGAGTCTCCGCCGACCATGGCCTCCGGATAGTGATGTCAGTTCCCTTGACAGGCTTCTCAACCATCCTCTCGCGAACAGGATCCGTCCACTCATACCACGCGAGAGATCTGAATATGCCTTGAGCAAACTCTACAGTCTGGCCGCGCATGTGATCGAGCCTTGCGCTTGCAGCTTCCGACAACAGCTTGTCTTGACCGACTGTATCCGTCGCCGGAGCCAGACCGCCCATACTGTCGAGGTTGCCAGCGAAATAGCTGAACAGGTCTCGAATCTGCAAGTAGAACGCCAGCGTAGGAGCGTCTATACCGCCGACTGTGATAGCATCCGGCTTCTGACCCGAATACTTGATCCCTTCGCCGTCAGAAGCCGCCTTGAGAGCTTCTACGTCTGTATCGTCGCCGCCTTGGAACGCCGCAATAGTTTTCTTGGCGTCGGCTTGTCTACCGAGCTTCCGGAAGAGGTTATTCCCCAGCTCATGCAAGTCACGCCAGAGCGCGACCGGCGGAAGCGGGAGCAGGTTGCCGGGAACGTCAGAGAAGCCTAGAGAGTGATACGGGCTATGCTCCGGACCATCCCAGTCCATGATGTTGAACATCTTGAGGCTCTTCACCCCGTAGGTGACAAGCTTCCGGCTGCTGGGGATCCAGACGTCACGGAGCCACACCTTGTCCTTGTAGAGATCCGCGCCCTCGTCGGAGCTGATACCCTCGGCTCGATCCTCGCCCTGGTCGCCGGTGACTGTAACGTCGTCCGGCTCTATCACGGAGTCCTTGCCATTGTAAAGAGCGCGCGCGTCGTCGAGCGGTATCCAGTAGTCGTTTCCCTCGAACTGGATTGTCTTGCGACTCTTGGCACTCATATCGAGGAAGTAGTCGTCGAGGTTGATATGGTCCACATACGCCTCGCCGTAGTCGTGTCCGAGGATCTCTCTGCCGTTAGAGCAGATACCGACCTTCACTACGCCCATGGAGAACAGAGCTTCCACCACGATCCGGCGAAGCGTAGCACCCAGCCCGATCTCGTCGGGGATCTGGTTCAGCGCGATCTCGGTACTCTTGGCGAAAGGTCGGAGAGAGCTGTTGCCTGTAGAAACTATCACTCGCGGAGCTTGAGCGGCAAGCTGCCGGGTATAGATCGTTACAGCCAACTCGAGAAAGTTTGTAGGAACACGCTTCTCCGTACCGCCCTCGGCGTAGTGATTGCCGACATACTGCTTAACAGCCTCGACTCTCTTCTTGCGAGGGTTGGCCAGCTGGCTCACCGACCAATCAACTGCCGTCCGGAGATCCGCGAAATT